GGTATGATTGTTGCAGGACATGATTCTGCTGTTGCTACCGCAGAGCAGATTAACAAGACCGAAACTTATCGTGACCCTGACAGCTTTGCTGACATTGTTCGTGGTATGCACTTATATGGTCGCAAGATACTTCGTCCTGAAGCTCTTGTTAACGCCAAATATCACTTGGCATAGGGGGGATTAAAAAATGGCTACAATTACATCCACTCTTAAGGCGGCAACTGGAAACTCCAAACGTGGTCGCGCTCCTTACATGGTTGAAAATACTATTGATTTGACAGCCCAAGCAGTTTCTTCTACTGGTGCAGATGTGGTACAAGCTATCACTGTTCCTGCTAATACGAAGATTATTGCTGCAGGTTTTCAAGTTGTAGAAAGTGCAACTATGAACACAGGTACTAACGCTACTGCAACTTTAGGTACAGTAGATGCAGATGAGTATGTAACAGCGTTTGACATTGACGGTGCGGCAGATGGAGCATACGCTCCTAGCGTAACTGTTTCTGCTGACCTTGTTTCTGCTACTGCTGATACACTAGACCTAACCTTTGCAGGTGATGGTGCAACGTACACTGCTGGTAAACTTCGTGTTTATGCAGTTATGATGGACGTGAGTGAACAAGGTGACACGACTGCTAATGAAGTAGACCGTGACACACTTGCCTAACATATAAAGGGGGCAGGGCAACTTGCCCCTTTTTATCTTACATTATGGAGAATTAAATGTCTATTACGACTGCAATGTGTAAAAGTTTTAAGCAAGAATTGTTAGGTGCTGTTCACGATATGGATACCCACACAATAAAACTTGCTCTTATAAAAGCATCACCTTCAGGCACATATAATAACGCTACAACTAATTACTCAGACGTTACTGGAAACTCTGATGAAGCATCAGGTACAAACTATAGTGCAGGGGGTAATAACCTTGACAGTGCATCTATAGCTTTGTCTGGCACTACAGCTATTGTAGACTTTGCTAATGAAGTATTTTCTAACGTAACAGTTTCTGCTTCTGGTTGTATCTTATATAACTCATCAGCATCAAATAAAGCAATTGCTGTCATTGATTTTGGTGGAACAGTAAGTGCTACTGCTGGTGACTTAACAATAGAATTTCCTGCCGCTGACGCATCTAACGCTATTATTCGTATCGCGTAAGAGGTAGCGCATGTCGTTCTATGACATTAACGATGCTCTTTTTGGTACAGGAAAATATGGTTCTGCAAGATATGGAATTGTATCTCCTAACGTATCAATAACAGGCGTTAGTGCGACAGGCGCAATACAAGCACCTAGCATAGGTGGTTTAGAAGTAGACATTAGTGAAGTACTAACTTCGGTTAGTGCTACTTCTAGTTTAGGAACAATAATACCTCGTGTATCTGATAGTGTTACATTAACTGGGGTATCTACGGTTATTGCTAGTGATATCAGCACAGGTGTATCATCGAGACTTATTTCTGTTGCCGCGGCAGATGAAGATTTTTATACCGAACGAACTGCTGACATTAGTGCTTACATAGGAGCAACAGCAAGATTAGTTGTTCTTTATCAATCAGGCTCTAGTTTTAGAGGTGATGTACAATTAGATGATTTTAACATTGGTGGAAATACGTTTACTGATTTTTCATCTAGTCAAAGTTTTGAAACAAACAATGCCGCAGACAATAGTAAAGTAGCATCTGGTAATTTAGATAATATACAATCAGAATTAAACAATGTTACGTTTCAAAGTGTTGGAACTAGCACTAGTGCTTTTGGAAAATGGGTTAGAGATGCCAGTGGCACTCCTTCAGGCGGTACAGGTTTAACATCAGGTAACACTGGTAGTTTTTATTTATATGCTGAAACAAGTAGTTCTGGTTCTAATAATGATATTTGGTTACGTTCCCCATCTGTTACCATTAACAATGGCACGTTAAGTTTTTTCAGCGCACAATCTGGTTCAAATTGTGGTCCGTTTTTTGCTTATCTTGATGTAAGTTCTGCTCCAGCTTCTAGTCCGGGAGCAGTAGCTGGAACTGTCCAAGTAAATATACAAGAAGATATTACTGGTGTAAGTGCTACAGGTGGTATTGGTACATTTACATTTGCTAATACAGTAGGTCCTACAGGTATTGTAGGCACAACAAATAGCCCTGCTCTTCAAGTAAATATACAAGAAGATATAGTAGGTATAAGTGCTACATCAGCAGTAGGTTCAGTAATAACTGCAACTGCCGCAGGATTAACAGGAGTAAGCGCAACTGGTGCTGTATCAGGTTTATCTGTTGGTCAGTTTGAAATTGATGTCAGTGAAGTTATTCCAACAGGTGTTAGTGCTACAGGTGCTGTCCAACAAATTATACCATCTTCTGTTGTAGGTTTAACGGGAGTAAGTGCAACAGGCGCAGTTTCGTCTTTAGCTACAGGTCAGTTTGAAGTTGATGTTACTGACGTACTAACAGCAGTTGTAGCAACTGGTGCGGCAGGTAGTGCTGGTGTTGGCATTGGTGTTACACCTACTGGTGTAGTAGGTAATTCTGGTTTAACTGCTGTCAGTGTTAACATAAAGAAAGTTCCTACGGGTGTTGTTGGAACATCATCAGCAGGGGCATTAAAATTAAATCCTACGGCTGGTTTAGATGGAGTTGAAGCTACTGGAACTGCTGGTAGTATACTAGTTGGTGCTAGTGAAAACATAGAAAGTGTATCGGCTACTTCTTCTATTGGCACTATTAGTATAAATGTTAAAAAACTATTAACAAGTCTACTAGGTACAGCAACGTTAGGTTCTATAACTTCTACTGGAGTTATTTTTGACTTTGATACAGTTAAAGATTTATATGGACGAAAACGTATTGTTTATGTAGAAGGGTTTACAGAACAGTCTAAAGAAAGACGTATATATGTACCAAATGAAAACAGAACAGTATCCGTAGAAAAAGTTGGTTTAAATAGAAGAACAATATTTGTTCCTCAAGAAAATAGAAAAGTATATATTCAGCCTTATTCTACTTCTGCTGAAAGAAGAGTAAGAGCCGCATAGGAGATATAGATGTCATTTCGTTGGCCTGTTAAAGACCCAGATGAAACATTAGACTACAGTGTAGACTGGTCTAGGTTTTTAGGTAGCAATACAATAGCATCTGTTGTGTGGTCTGTGCAAACACCTGAAAGAGTTAAAACTACTTTAGCTGCTGGACAAACATTAACTACAGCTTCAAGTAGTGCAGTTACAGACAGCATACAAAATGTTGGTCAATCTAATACAAACACGGTTGCTACAATTAATATAGGTGGTGGTGTCTTAAATAGAGAATACACATTTACTTGTAAGATTACAGACAATGCTTCTAAGGTTGCTGAAAGAACAATTAAACTAGTTATAAGAGAGAAATAATGGCTTACGATTTTCTTGGTCTTGTTAATGAAGTAAACAAAAGAGTTAATGAAGTTGTTCTTACTACGTCCAACTTTGCTACTGTAAAAGGTTTTTATGCCCACGCTCAAGATGCTGTTAACGCTTCAATAAGAGATATTAATCAACACGAATATAACTGGCCTTTTAATCATGTAGAACAAGAGGACACATTATCTGCTGATGTTAGTAGATATCCTTTTCCGTATGATACAAAGTTAGTAAACTTTAATACATTTAGAATTAAAGAAGATAGCAGTCTTGGAAACTCAACACAAAAATTAGGTATTATAACATACGAAGAATATCTTGAAAGTTATGTAGAGCAAGAATATAACTCTACTGCAAGACAGGGTGTTCCACGTTTAGTTGCTCATGGTCCTGCGCTAGAATATATTGTAACACCAGAGCCTGACAAAGCATACTCTCTTGTGTATGAGTATTATAGAGTACCCGTAGATTTAGAATTACACGATGATGTACCAACAATACCAGAAAGATTTAAACATATTATAGTAGATGGTGCTATGCACTATGCATATTTGTTTAGGGGTAATACACAGGATGCTTTAGTTGCAAAAGAAAAGTTTGAAGAGGGTATTAAAAATATGCGTTCTACTCTTATCAATAGAACATACTATGTTAGCTCTTCAATGATAACACGTAGCACAACTGGTGCATCCTCTGGTTTTGTAAGGCTATCTACTTAATGGCAGATAATTGGCAAACATATTCAATAATTTTTAAAGGTGGTTTAATTACCAACTTATCACCTTACCAACATGGTATAGAAGCACCGGGGTCTGCGCGTATTCTACGTAACTTTGAGCCTTCTGTTTTTGGTGGTTATCGTAGAGTAGAAGGGTACGCAAAGTATGATATTGCTACTGTACCTAACACAGGTCTTATTCGTGGTGTATTTAAATTTGGCGACCATGTATACGCAGTAAGAGGCAATGATTTATTTAGGTCTACTGGTACTCTTATTACTGCTAAAGTAAATGGAGCAACTAGTTCTTCTGCTACTGTAACTGTAGACACTAAAGCTGGTACTGTAGCAACAGGTATGCAAGTTGTAGGAACAGGCATTACAGGAACTGTAACGGTTAATAGTATATCTTCACAAGATACTAATACAGCAACAGTTGTGCTTTCTACTACTGTAACATTTGCCGATAACACGGACTTAACTTTTTCAGCAGGTTGGACACAAGTTACAGATAGTGGTACGTTTAGTAGTGGTGGAGTTACAATAGGCGGTTCTGGAAAAGTACGTTTTTTAAAATATAACTTTGATGGCACACAAAAATTTATGATGGTAGACGGTACAGGTAAACCATTTAGATTAAATGGAAGTACTTTTGCACAATTGTCTTCATTACCTTCTGATACATCTGGTGCTACTCAGGTTATTAATTTTAAAAATCATATTTTTTTAGCATCAGGTAATTCTTTACTTTACTCTGCACCCTATAAAGATGATGATTTTACTGCTGCTAATGGTGGTGGTTCTATAAATATAGGCGACCCTATTACAGGATTAATCGTTTTTCGTGAACAGTTAGTTATCTTTAGTCAAAGCACTATAAATGTTTTACAAGGTAGTAGTATATTAGACTTTACTTTACAACCTGTGTCAAGAAATCTTGGTTGTGTATCAGAAGATACTATACAAGAAATAGGTGGTGACATTATTTTCTTAGGTCCTGATGGTCTTAGATTATTTAGTGCTACAGATAAAATTGGTGACTTTGGACTTGCTGTTATATCTAAACCTATACAGACAGAAATAATAGATTTAACATCTTCTAGTCCCGGCGGTTTTTCTAGCACAGTAATTAGAGAGAAAAGTCAGTTTAGATTATTTGGATATAACGCTAGTAATAGTGATGCAGCATCAAAAGGTATAGCAGGTACACAATTACAAGAAGGTATACAGTGGAATGACCTGCGTGGGTTTAACGCTTATGTAGTCTACAGTGAGTATGACTTTGGAACTTCTGGCGCATTTGAAGCTGTATACTTTGGTAATGCTACAGGTTATATATATCAAATGGAACAAGGTAATACTTTGGACGGTGCAAATATTTCGGCAAGTTTTGCTACACCATTTGTTCCATTAGGAGATTCAGAAGTTAGAAAAAGTGTTTACAAGGGTACTACATATTTAGATGTTAATGGTACATTTGATTTAGAATATTCATTAAAGTTTGATTATGACCAGCCTGATTCTGTGCAACCTGATTCTATATTAACAACCGATTCTGCTGCTTCAGTTACATTTGGTGAAGGAATATATGGAACATCTCCATTTGGTAATAAACAAAAAGCTATTTATGAGGTACAAAATATAGGTTCAGGATTTACTATATCTATCTTGTATGAGACAACTGGTTCAGGAACAGACGCAGTATTCTCTGTAGATTCTGCTACATTAGAATACACTGTGAACGATAGGAGATAATAATGGGTACAGGTTATGTTCGTAATGACACGGGTAATAACATTGCAGACGGCAACGTAATTAATGCCTCTGATTTAGATGGAGAGTTTGATGCTATTGTTGCTGCCTTTAGTGGAAGTTCGGGTCATACACACGATGGTACGTCAGGTGAAGGACCGCCAATAGAAGCGGCTGGTATTGCTAACAACGCTGTTGCTCTAGGTACAAAAACTACAGGTAACTATGTAGCTACCTTAACAGCAGGAGCATTAATAGACCTACAAAATAATTCTGGTGAAAGTGCTACTCCTACTATTGATGTTGACTTATCAGAGTTAACAACATCTACGTCAGATGGTGATGGTGCTTTCTTTGCTGTTGTTGACAGTTCAAACGAACAGAAAAAGTTAACCAAGGGTAACATTGCTATCTCTGGTTTTAACAACGATAGTGGCTTTACAACTAATGCTGGTACAGTTACATCTGTAGGCACTACTGGTACAGTAAATGGTATAACACTGTCAGGCACTGTTACATCAAGTGGTAATTTAACTTTAGGTGGTACACTTGGTAGTATTGCAGTTAGCCAGTTAGCAGGTAGCGCACTCACAACAAGTTCTGAATCATTTGCTGATAATGATACTACCTTAATGACTAGTGCCGCAGTCAATGACAGAATTGAATCTTTTGGCTATACAACAAACACTGGTGACATTACTGGAGTAACAGCAGGTGTAGGTCTGTCAGGTGGTGGTGCATCAGGTGCGGTTACACTGACTGTAGATTTATCTGAACTTACAGATATGACACAAGCAATGGTAGGTGCAGATGAGTTTATAGTACTAGACAATGGCGCAGATAGACGTAAAGCGGCTAGTGAGATACCTCTTAGTATTTTTAATAACGACAGTGGATTTACAACTACATCAGGTACAGTAACAAGTGTTGCATTTGGTGAAGGTGCATTGATTGATATATCAGGTACAAGTACTATTACATCATCAGGCACAGCAACTATAGCTGTAGATTTGTCTGAATTAACTACGTCTACTTCAGATGGTGACGGTGACTTCTTTGTAGTTGTTGATTCATCTGACGCACAGAAAAAATTAACTAAGGGTAATATAGCTTTATCTGGTTTTAATAATGATGCAGGATTTATTACATCTTCATCTACATCACTACCAATTGAAAATTCATCAAACGCTACACAGTTTACATCAACTAACAGTACAGGCTTACAATTTGCTGCGGCTGGTTCTGCAAGTGTAGCTTTTGATGCATCCAATAGAAGAGTTACTTACACAGTAACAGAAACAGACCCTGCCGCTTTAGCTTTTGCTATTGCATTAGGTTAAATAACGCTTGACAAACCACCTTATTTGTGGTATAATTATAATACAATTAGGAGTATAAACAATGGCAAACGCTTTTTTATCGGAGACAGATAAAGAAATAGGCACAGGCACTGCCACCGTTTTTACTTGCGGTTCATCTACAGAATCTACTATAATAGGTTTAAGTGTTGCTAATAGAGTAACATCACAAATATTAGTAGATGTTGAACTAGATGCTTCAAATAGAACTAGTGGTTCAGAAGATAAGGTGTTTCTTGTAAAAGATGCACCTATTCCTGTAGGTGGTGCGTTAGTAGTAATTGGTGGCGACCAGAAGGTTGTGCTTGAGCCGGGTGATACTATTAAAGTAACATCTGATACTGCATCTTCTGCTGACGTTGTTCTTAGTCATCTTGACATTACATAAGGATATATAGTATGCCTTACATTGGTGGTACACCCACAGCAAACTTTACAGACGTGCCTGTTGTAGAAAGATTTAATGGTAATAATTCTACTACGTCTTTTACTTTATCTCGCACAGTAGGTGCAGATGAAGATATACTTGTTTCTGTAGATGGTGTTATTCAAGACACAAATAAATATAGTGTATCAGGCACTACTCTTTCTTTTAGCACAGCACCTTCTACTGGTACTGGTAACATTTTTGTAAACTTTCTAGGACTTAGCATTGCAAGTGTAACACCACCTACTGCTAACAAGTCTGACTTCATAGGTGGTGGTATGTTTCGTGTCAATGATAAAACAGTAGGTACGAATGTAACAGTAGGTGGTGCAGAAAATGCTAGTGCCACTGGTCCTATTACAGTTAACTCTAGTGTCACTCTTCAAGTAGAAGATGGCGGTACGTTGGTGATAATATGAGTACATTAAAAGTAACAACAATACAAACATCCGCTGGTGGTGCAGTTACGCTGACTAAACAACATGCAGCAAAGGCTTGGATTAGATATAATGGTACTAATCTAACAGGTGATGCCGACTTAGCAGGAGTAGGTGATTCTTTTAATTATACTTCAGTAGTAGATGGTGGCATAGGTACATACACTTTTACTTTTACAAACAATATGTCAAGCGTTAACTGGTCTGGTAGTGCTTTAGGAAAACATGATGATGATTCAACCAATAATGCTGATAATAGACAAAGTATTCTTATGCATGCAATAACGGCTTCTAATTATATTACTTTGTCTAGTGAAACTAAAGAGGCTACATTAAATGATTCAGCACTTGGACATAATCAAGTATTTGGAGATTTAGCATGAGTACCTTCATAGTTGACAATCTCAAAGGTAAAACCACTGCTAACACTATGACTGTCCTTGCTGGTCATGCTACAGACAGTACGACTACAACAAATCTTGAGCAGGGATTAGCAAAGGCTTACGTTCAATTTTCAGATAGTGATAGCACATTTGATGAGACTTTTAATACCAGTTCAACAACAGATAATGGTAATGGCGATATAAGTTATGGCTTTTCTTCTAATATGAGTAACGCTAACTATCCTGCTAGTGGTGAAGCAGGAGGTGATTTCAGTTCTCTTTATAGTAGGATTATATCACATGGGGGTTCTACTGCAAGCACTGTAAGGTTTAGATGCACAAACAGTGCTTCTTTCTCAACTAATCAAGGTTTTAGAATGTCTAGCATTATACACGGAGACTTAGCATGAGTACCTTAAAAGTAGATAATCTTCTGTTAGCAGATAATACTAAAGGTACTGGTAGAATACTGGAGATGGTTACTGCTACTCTTTCTGATTCTGCAACAACAACTGTTGAAGGCATAAGTGGAACTTATACGTTTGAATCAGTAACGCATCATCAAGCTATACCAACTTCATATGCTGAAATAACAGGTTCAAGAATAGCTTACTTACCACCAGAAGGAACAAAAATAG